GCACGCTCTAGTAGTCTCCTACAACCTTGTTGAATCCATATAGATTCCTTAGGATGAACGCAAATTAAGCGTGGTCCTCTAGAATCTTTTGGAACTGCAACAAGCCTAGCGATAATATCGCTCTGCTCCCGATAATACTTATCCGACAGAACTAACTCGTCATACCAAAAAGATGGCATGGCAAGAAAGTTTGAATCGAATGGGTATTTCTCGTTGATAGTAGGGAAGTAAGTCAAGAAACGACTCTTTTCACTTGGATGACATGGGGGATAAACTGCCCCAGGTCCATGTGAAGGAATAATCTCTGACCAGTTAATTCCGTATATTATACGGCCAATTATCTGCCGTGCCGATTGTGCAAGTATATCTGTAGAGCCTCCAGCAAAATGCTGACGCCACACAGTAATACTGTCATCGGTTTCTTCGAAGGCCTTTTGGGCTTCTTGAAGTTGTTCATGAGTTGGTTCGTGTTCAATCTTATAGCAGAACAAGAGGACCTGCCGTATCAACCCTAGGAGGCGCGCATCCATTGAGGATGCGAACTCATCCGATAGTGGTTTTAACCACCATGGGAAGGAGGGATATTCTCCCCCGTCTTCGAGGTAACGCAGTAGGTCTTTATCTAGCTTAGGTGCTTCTTTAAGCACCCACTCATACGTAATGTCATCGGGGAAGCCAATAGGCAACTTCGATAACTCACGAATGTCTGCTAACAGGCAATAGAATATGTTTAACACATCTTCTTGGACAATATCCAGCCTGTCTGCTGTTTTCTGTGGCAATGTGCTCATTCAGTCCTCCAATATTGGAGATTTATACTGAGGTAGCCGATTGCCGCTGCATGGCTCATTAAGTCTTGGACCAACACACCATCGTCACCTTTAAGGGTGATAAAGGCAGTGTGATCCATGACGTGAACCAGAACCCGAGGCTTACCAATATCTAATAACTCAAAACTACCATCCCATCGAAGGGAAAAGTCGTTTAAGTGCATTAGTTCTTGGAGGCGGTCTTTAGCATCTGTTTTCATTAGCGTTGGTTATATAACTATCGTTAACTGACACATCTGCATAGACCTTGAGTTGAACTCAAGCTATGAGATAACTATCTCGTAGCGCAATAATGTTACTGCTGCTTGTCGCCCAGGATCTCATCTTTGAGATCCAAGCCGGAAGTATTAGTAGCACTATGAAGCAAGTTGGCCATATACGCCTCCAATGAATTGGAAATCGTAACGGTAACAAGCGGGTCCTTGGGAGCAGCCAAGACAGTATACAGGCTCACTGGACGGATAACTCCGTCAGTCATCGTCATATAGTAATCAAACCGTACGAGTGTACGTCGCCCAGCAACTTTCGTTACTGAATCGATGTAATCCTGATGTTTAATCAGGAGCTCAGTGGGTAAATTAACACCACGTGAGGTCTCGCGCCGGAGCGACCCCGATTTATCGGAGTAGATCTGGTTAAAGGTTAGAGTACTGATGGTCAGATTAGGGTCCATTATTATGTGTGTTGAACTTTATCTAGCGTTTGAGCTTTAGGTTCGCGGCCTTTTGGCCGAGCAAAGCTGCACTGAGTGCAACCTGCCTTTTTCCAAACCTACCACTGAGACCTACTGAGAAGTAGGGATCAAT